GCGTTGGACCGACCAGTGCGATGCCCACAACGCTTGTGACTTCTATGGCTTGCAGACGCTGTTGTGCCGGGAAGTGATCGAGGGCGGCGAGTGTTTCGCCCGCCTGCGCCCGCGTCGCAAGGACAGCGGCCTGCGCGTTCCGCTTCAAATTCAACTCCTGGAATCGGAACTGTTGCCGGCCTGGTACAGCGTCGACCGCCCGAACGGGAACCGGGTACGCGCCGGCGTCGAGCTGAACAAAGAGCACTCGACGGCGGGCTACTGGTTTTTGAAGCAGCACCCGGGCGACACCATCCTCTGGCCCAGCAACGCCGGCGTGCTGCTGCGCGTTGCCAGTCAGAACGTATGCCACGTCTTCCAGTCGCTGCGCGCCGGGCAACTGCGCGGCGTGCCATGGCTCGCGCCGGTGTTGCTGCGCATCCATGAACTCAATCAGTTCGAAGACGCGGAGCTGGTGAAACAGAAGGTCGCGGCGATGTTCGTGGCCTTCGTGAAGCAGATGACAGGACAGGGCATGTTTGGCGAGGTGCCTGGCACGCCCGGTGAAGCCCCGGCGCCGCCGCCCGGTGTGGGCACGGCCGTGATGGAGCCGGGCACGACGCAGTATTTGCGTTTGAACGAGGATATTGAATTCGCGAATCCTCCGCAGTTCAACTCCCTGCCCGAGTTCATGCGGATCTATCTGCGCTCGATCGCGGCGGGCCTCGGCGTCACTTACGAGCAACTGACCGGTGATCTGACCGGCGTGAACTATTCGAGCATCCGCGCGGGCCTGATTGAGTTCTGGCGCCGCTGCGAACAGTTCCAGCACCAGGTCATCATCTTCCGCTTCTGCCGGCCGATCTGGGATGCGTGGATCCGAACAGCGCTGATTTCCGGCGAGCTCGATTACTCCGACTACGCCAAGGACCCCTTGGCGTTCACCAGCGTGAAATGGGTGCCACCTGTGCGGCAGTGGGTGGATCCGGCCAAGGAGATCGGCGCCACGCTCGATGCGATTCGCGGTGGGCTGGGCTCCCGTGACACGGCGGCCAGTGCGCAGGGCTTCGATGTCGAGGAGATCGACAACGAGAACGCCCGCGACCAGGAGCGTGCCGATGATCTGGGCCTGGTTTACGACTCCAACGCGAGGGACCGTTCCGCCGCGGGCATGCCCACCGGCGAGAGTCCTGCGCGCCCTGGCCAGAAGAAGGGCGTGCGCAGCGCCACGCCGGTGCAACGGCTTGCGCTCGCTACTCCGGCCGGGCTTTACGCGGTGCTCGAGGAGATCGTGAGCCTGGAGCTGGATCGGAGGGCGGCGTGACACGCGGAGAGCTGATCGACAACGGCGGGATGTCTGGCTTGACCGGCATTGCTCTGCGGGTCTTCAACCAGCCGCTCGCCATCGGGCGCGACAAGTTGGACATTATTGTCCGCAACGTCGTCCTGCCGCGCCTCGGCGGGGATGTGGATGCCGCGCTCGCGGTTGACCAGGAGAAGAGCGACCGCAAGCCTTACACCGTAACTCCGGATGGGGTCGCACTCATCGACGTCTGCGGAAGCCTGGTGCGAAAGTCTCTCGGGCTGCGTCCGTGGAGCGGCATGACCAGCTACGAATGGCTGAGCAAAGAGCTGTCCATGGCGTTGGTCGACCCCGATGTCCGCGGGCTGTTGTTGTGCTGCGATTCGCCGGGCGGCGAGGTGGCGGGTTTGTTCGACATCGTCGACGAGTTCTATGCGGCCCGCGGCCGGAAGCCGATCTTCGCCTCGATCTGTGAGCAGGCCTGCTCGGCGGCGTACGCCATTGCCAGCGCAGCCGACAGGATCTACATCACCCGAACTGGCGCGGCCGGATCGGTGGGCATCGTGATGTGCCATGCCGACCAGTCCGACTACGACAAGAAGCAGGGCTTCCGCTACGAATACATCTACTTTGGGGAGCGCAAGATCGACGGCAATCCGCACGAGCCGCTGAGCGACGGCGCACGCGCGGTGCTTGAAGCGGAGGGACGTCGTTGCTACGGGATGCTCACCCAGGCGGTAGCGCGCAACCGCGGGATGACGCTCAAGGCGGTCAAAGGCACTGAAGCCGGCGTGTTCTTCGCCGATCAAGCGATTGCGGCCGGTTTAGTGGATGAGATGGGGACCACTGAGGCCGCCTGCGCGGCGCTGGTCGAAGAGCTTGCCCGGAAGGCAGCGGGGGAGTCGACGGATTTGAAGAGCGAGCGGCAATTGGCGGCCCAACTCGCGATGGCACAGGTTTCGGAAGCGGGAGCGTCCGCTCCGAGTTCGATGAAGGGAGACACGATGACCAGACCAAAAGTGGCGGGCGCAAAACCAACGCCCGCAGCCGGGAAAAAGACGGTCGAGGATGACGACGAGCCGAAGGGCGCCAAGGGCAGCAATGCCGAAGCCGACGACGGTGATGATGACGACGAGATCGACGCCAAAGGCGACGATGATGACGCCAAAGATGACGAAGAGAAGGGTAAGGGCAAGCCTGGGGGGAAGGAATCCAAGCCGCGCGGCGGCAAAAAAGGCCGCCATGCTGAAGCCGAGGCGCCGCAGCCGACGCCGGAGGGCTCGGCGGCCGGATCCGTACAGGCGGGCATGGCCGTGGCGGCGGAAATCGCGGATCTCTGCATCCTCGCGGGCATGCCCGGTATGACCGCGCAGTTCATCAAGGCCGGCCTAACGCCTCAACAGGCGCGGGAGAAGCTGATGGCCGCCCGGGCCGGTGGCGATCAGGGCGAGATCGACCAGGCCATCCAGGCGGACACCGGAACGAACTTGCGCGTGCCGCCCGGGGAAACAGGCGTCGTGAAGAAATGCAAAGCGATGGCCGCGCGCATGCAGGCGCAGAAAGGCAGGGCCTAACCGATGGCCGTTCAAGTTCAAGCGTTCAATCAGGGCGACTGGCTCAAGTGGGAGCACGTGGATCATCGCTTCAGCCGCGATGCGGTCGTGCTCGCCGCTGGCCAGTCGAACATTCTGACCGGCACGGTGCTGGGTCAGAAATCGGCCGGCGCAGACCTGATCGAGGTCGTCCCCGGGGGCAGGAACACCGGCCACGGCGCCCTGACCATGGACCCCACGACGCCGCTTCTGGCGGGCGTGCTGTCGGGTGTCTACACCGCGACGTGCACGGTCGCTGCCGCCGGCGCCGGCACTTTCCAGGTGACTGCTCCCGGTGGCGCTGTTCTCGGAACGGTGACTGTGGGCGGTGCTGCGTTCGCGACTCAGATCAAGTTCGTCATTGCGGACGGCGCGCCGGATTTCATCGTCGGCGATCAGTTCTCGATCGAGGTAGGACCAGTTTCTCCGGCCACTGTCGTGCCGCTGAACTTGGGTGCCTCGGACGGAACGCAGAACGCCGCGGGCATTCTGCTGTTCACCACTGACGCCACTGCCGGCGCGGTGAAGACCACGATGATTGCCCGCGAGGCGGTCTTGTCCTCGTACGGCCTGACTTGGCCGGCGGGAATCACGCAGGCGCAACAGGATGCCGCCGTGGCGCAACTCGGCGCGAAAGGAATCCAGGTCCGGCAGGGCGCGTAACACTCGTCGCCGCGATCAAGAAAGAGGAAAACACACCATGCCGATGATCAATCCATTCACGACTGACGGCTTTTCGCTGGTTGCGCTCACCGATGCAATCAACGTCATCCCGAACATGTACGGCAAGACCAACGAGCTCGGCCTGTTCACGGAAAAGGGTGTTCGCACCCGGACCGTGATCGTGGACGAGAAGGACGGCGTCCTGAACCTGCTGCCCACGCGGCCGGTGGGCGCGCCGGGCACGGAAGCGATCAAGGGGCGCCGCAAGGTGCGCTCGTTCGTTATTCCGCATATCCCGCACGAGGATGGGATCCTGCCCGAGGAAACGCAGGGGTTGCGCGCCTTCGGTTCGGAAAACGAGCTTGAGGCGCTGGAGACGCTCGTTGCCGAGCGCCTGGAAACGGCGCGCCGCAAGCATGACATCACGCTCGAGAATCTACGCATGGGCGCACTGCGGGGCCAGATTCTCGACGCCGACGGCTCGGTGATCTACGACCTGTTCAGCGAATTCGGCCTCACGCAGAACATCGTGAACTTCCAGTTTTCGAGCAACGCGTTCGACGTCAAGACCGCCGTGCTCAATGTGAAGCGGTATATGGAACTGCACCTGTTGGGCGAGGTGATGCGCGAAGTGCATTGCCTGTGCGCGCCCGACTGGTTCGACGCCTTCACGCGTCATCCGGACGTGATCACCGCGTTCCAGTTCTTTCAGCACACCGATCTGCCCAATCAGACACTGGATACCGACAACCGGCGCAACTTCCGGTACGGTGGCGTGACGTTCGAGGAGTATCTCGGCCATGCGAGCGACGGCGACGGCGTCGATCACGTTTTCGTGCCGGAGAGTTCGGCCATCTTCTTCCCGCTGGGCACGATGACCACGTTCCGCACCTGGTTCGCGCCGGCGGACTTCAACGAGACCGTCAACACGGTCGGCCTGCCGATCTATGCCAAGCTCGAGCCGCGCAAGTTCAACCGCGGGATGGATCTGCACACGCAGTCCAATCCCCTGCCAATGTGCCTGCGTCCCGCCTTGCTCACCAAGGCGACGATGAGCTAAACACGATTCCGCGCAACTACCAGCGGTGTGATCGGGCTCGATGCGTCGGGAGTCGGTGGGCAGGCTGCCGACTCCCAGCAAGGGCGTCTGGCACCGCACATCGACCGAGCTACTTTCAGCTCGCCTGGCCCGCCGTTCGACTGTTAACCGAAGGGTCCTCGAAGTCCTACCCGCTTTGACAACGAACTTGCTCAGATGTACATTTGAGGCAGGAGCTTCAGCCATGGCATCCATCACCACCGTAGTAGCCCGAAACGATTTCTCAAGCGTGCTGAACCGGGCCTCCTTCGGCAAGGAACGCGTGATCCTGAAGCGTCGCGGCAAAGCCATTGCCGTCGTCGTCCCGATGGAGGATTTGGCGCTTCTGCAATCCCTCGAAGATAAGCTCGACAGCGCCGCTGTGTTGGCGTCGCGCAAAGAAACCCGCAAGAAAGGCACGAAATCATTGGCTCAACTGCGTGCCGAAGTGGGAGAGTGATTTGGGTTGCCCTACGGTATAGAGATTGCCACCGCCGCCGAACGCCAGATTCTCAAACTGGAGGCTTCAGCCAGGCGGCGGATTTTCAAGAAACTCGACGCCCTTGCTAGAAATCCGCGCCCCGTTGGAGTGGAAAAGCTCACCGCCGTTGACGCGTACCGGGTGCGCGTTGGCGACTATCGAATCATCTACGACATCGAGGATGAGGCAACCACGGTTGTGGTTCACAAGGTCGGGGATCGCAAAGATGTTTATACGCGGCGAGCGCAGAGAGGCTATGGGCGTTATGCGGCCAAGCAAACCACTCCCCCATTCCTCATCCCTGCTGGTTCCAATTCGCCGCCGCCGTCAAGGCAGGGAATTTCCCCCTGCTGGACTCCAGCAGCCCTCACCCGAAGGATCGTCACCAATTCATGAACTCATGGCTATCGCAGAGCCAACTCGCTTCGACAACCAAGCAAGGTCCTTCCGCTCGGAACCACTACTGTCTCTGGGAGTTTCCACTGCGTAAGCGAGTAGGAGCCTCATCCCCCAGTTGATGGCCAGCCCGAGCGCGACTTGCCGATCCTCCCTGCTCAAGAAACTGGTGCCGTCGATCAGACCGGCCTGGCGGATCGCCTCACCAAATTCTCCCTTAAACATGGTCGCCGGCGTGCCCAGGTCCAGGCCAACATAGACAGACTCTGAGCGGGAACTCGTTAATTGCCTCTGAAGGTCGAGTACGTTGTCCAGCGCTGCCCGCCAATGCCCGACTCCCAAGCCCGTCCGCAACTGTCGGCACGCTGCAGCGAGAAAGAAACAAAGAGGCGAGTAGAGCTTGCCATCCAACCTCAATTCGGCCGCATACACTATCCTCGCGTTGCGCATCAGAGCGTCGAGAACTACGGCGTCCCGATGCGGTCCCTCTGGCGCAATGCTGAATAGGCTAGACTCCGTCAGTCGCTGCACGCTCTGAAACCACTCGGTCAGCTCATTCGCGATAGCTGTTGAGTCGAGATGCATCATGCTGCTTCCACCGAAAGAATAGCCTGCGAGGGGGACCGGAATCCCTCGTACGCCCACGCCTCAGGCTCGGATACATACTGCGCATCAGCAAACTGTGGCGGAAGCGCCGACCAGTCGATAGGCCAGCATCGCGGCCCTTCGGTTCGCAAGACGGCGCGTTCACTCTCCGTGAGATCCGCCCAGGCTGCCTCCATCTCGTCGAGGACTCCGTCTTCCTCGGCGGATTCCTCTCCCTGATGCCTCCAGCGGGTCATCCACAACCGGCGCTCCAACTGACGGTAGCGTACAAACTCTTTACTCATGCACTTTGCTCCAGCGAGGACTAGTAGCCGTCAGAGCGGATTCAAACTGCGTCAAGAGACAGCGGCCACGCGGCTCCACGCATGCGTGCGGGTAACGGTCAGAACGAACAAGCAATGTTGGGCCGCGTTCCTCGGAAGACAGCCGAAACACTGGGTCCCGTCCTTCGCCGCCGAGCGATCTGGGTAGGCGAGGCTTCGGTAGGTTCCGCGCCTGATCGAGCGCAACGGACATCCCACCGGTTGCAGGGGCTACAGTGCCATCTTCGGCAACGGGTATGTCACGGATCGGCCCTTCAATGCGAACACCCAGCGTGCGACCGGACCGTCCAACGACGGGATAACCGTTCGTATGCTCCTTCATGGCCCGAAACATCGGCTGGCCGGACGGTTGATGTTGAGGCTCCATGATCAATATCGACTGATCTCTCACAACTAAATGCTAACAAAGAGCAGGTTGGCAAAACGGCCCCGTCATTGACGGTGCTGGTGTTCGACATTCGGTCGATCACCGTCGGCCTTCAACGGCGAAACGCTTCCTAGAAAAAACAAGATGGCCATGTAGTCGGTGACCCGGAGGCAATCCACTCGGACGCGTAAGTCGCCGTCCCGCTCTTGCGCCGCAAACGGCGCCCAAAGTTAACTTACTCAAAGCCCATTTCCTCCGCTTCCCCGTCGAACTGAAGACCAAGCCCTCTTTTTGCAATGAGCTGGCAAGACCAAGTTGACGACATGCTGGAGACGCTGCTCGATCCGGACACCGGATTCGGTACGCCCTACGTTTACACCTTCAGCGGTGGCAGCACGATCGCTCTGTCTGGATATTTCAACGCGGCTTACGAGAACGTCAAACTCGACGGCTACGGCAGCACGATCACGACGATCCATCCGGTGCTGGGCGTGAGGCTGGCGGATTTCGCTGGTACTGCGGGTCCCGTGCAGGACGACACGGTGGTCGTCAACGGTGTGAACTACGCCATCTGGGACGTGCAGCCGGACAAACAGGGTGACCTGGTGAACAAGAATGGCGGCGCGCTCCTGCTTTTGAAGAAACAACCCTGATGCCTACCGATCATCCCCGGTCTCTGATTCGGGATTACACTGCCGCGGGCCTGGTGAGCGCGTCAACACTCGCTGGCGCGCAGGTTTTTGCCAACCGGATTGAGCCGGTCGGCGACAACTGGTCGCCGGCGATCTTCGTTCACACACCCAGTGAGTCAGTCGATCAGAAGGATTCGTGGGTCTCAAATGACCCGGACAGTCCGGGCCGGTTGACGCGGGAACTGGTGCTTGCCGTTGCCGGGATCATGGAGATGCCGCGCTCTGGAGTGCCGATTGACCGGCAACTCGATCAGCTCGCGTACCAGATCGAAGCATTCATGGACTCCGATCCGACCCTCGGAGGCCTGGCCTCGAAGTCCCTGCTGCAGCGCAGCACTGTCACTCTCAAGCCCGGTGGCGTCGATGCTGTCGCGATGGTGCAACTCGTTTATACGGTCACCTACTACACAGAGACGATCACGGATCCTCATGTGGATGGCATTGCGCCGACGGAGGTCTTTGTCGGCATTGCGCCGGACATCGGTGTTGCCAATCAGGCGGATTACATCGAAGTGGTGGGCGGCTAAGGCATGCTGGACCTTCTGATTCAGCGCGGCGCGCGGACCGGCGAGCTGCAGGATCCGGACACGGCTCGGCTCAACCATCAGGTGAGCAACCTCATTCATCGCGGGCTGATCCTCTCTGTGGACCTGCAACACGCCGTGGCTACGGTCCAGGTCGGAGAGGTGCAGACCGCGCCGCTTCCCTGGCTCACCTCGCGCGCCGGCGGAGACATCACCTGGTGGGCGCCGGAGGCCGGTGAGCATGTGGCGATCCTTTGCCCCGGTGGAAGTCTGTCGCAGGGCGTGATTATCGGCTCGCTCTATTCCAGCAGCAACCCAGCGCCGGGGAGCAGCGCCGACCAAAGCATTACGAAATACTCCGACGGCACGACGATCACATATGACCGCGCGGCACACACTTTAGCCGTTCAGGCTGTGGGCGCGGTGGCGATCAACATCCAGGGCAACGCCACGGTCACCGCGCAGGCCGTAACGGTGAATGCGCAGAATGGCATGACGCTTGCCGGCACGTTGACTGTCAATGGCGATCTCACGCTGAACGGAAAGGTAGCGGGCACTCTGAAAGTGACCGGCGATGTGCGCGCCACGGGTGCAGTGGCGCAGTCGATTCCGCCAGCTCAACTATGATCGGCATGAACGGGAATTCCGGCGCGGAGCTGGCCGGCCTCAGCCATCTTGAACAGAGCATCCGCGACATCCTCCTGACGCCGAAGCTCAGCCGGGTAATGTTGCGCGACTATGGCTCGGATCTCTTCGCGCTGGTCGACCAGCCACTCAACGAAAGCACCAAGATGGCGATCACGGCGGCCACTGTGGGCGCGCTTTCCACATGGGAGCCGCGGATTCAGGTGCAGAGCGTAGCGGTCACCGCGGATCCGGCAGGCGGTTCGATCATGATCGCGCTG